AAAAAAAAAAAAAAAAAAAAAAAAAAAAAAAAAAAAAAAAAATTTAAAGGAGAGATGAAAATGAAAAAGAGAGTATTCAGTGCGCAAGTAAATGGAGAACATAGAAAGAAGATAGTAAAGAGAACGGCAGATATGAAAAGTGTTTGGAGAGAGTTTAACAGATACGCAAAAGGTAGAGGATTTACGGAAGAGGTAATAGATAAAAAATATTTAGGATTGATAGCGTGGAAGAATAATGAAGGTGAGATAATGGAACTAGTAGAAGTAAAATAATAAATATCAAAAATAGATAGAAAAGTTCCTTGCTTTTCTATCTATTCTATCATATAATATAATTAATAAGAAAGATAGAAAATAAAAAATTTAAAGGAGAGATGAAAATGATAAGTAAATTAATTGAAATTAAAGAATTAGCATTAAGGGTAAAGAGAGCGAGAGACAAATACAAACAAGAAAGAGAAAAATTGGAAGTATTACAAACAGCAGAAGGTGTAGAATTAGCTATAGAAGATCAAAAGAAAGAAGTAGTAAAAGCAGCTAGAAAAGAAGAAGAAGCTATAGACGCATTATTAGAATCAATAGAAATACTATAATAATAAGAAAGAGGAATATAAAATGAAATTAAAATATTTGTCAGACTTACATGATTTAGATTGGAAGGTAGCACATGTAACTTACAAAGAAAGCAATTGGAGTAAACCATATTCTAAGAAGGAAAGAACTTATAGAATTACAAACGACGCTAAGTACTTTGACTCAAGCAAATTAGGTAAATCATTATTTGGAGATTGTCTAGATGGTATAGACTTAGGTGTAAGATTAGATATGTATAACTGGGAAGTAGAAAGTATAGAAATAATAGAGTAAGGCTTACGCCTTACTCTCTCAATAAAATAAAGGAGGAATGTAAAATGTCAATGGAAAATGAAATTAAAGAATTAATGAATATGGATACTGATTTTATTAAGAAAAAATTGCAAGAAGAAATGCAAGAGTCAATTATCAGAGAAATAAATTACGGTCTACAAGATGAAATTAGAGAAGTTGCTAATGAGTTCATAGAGGAAGAGTTGGCAGATGAAATAAAGAAAATGCTCATAGAAGTAAAACCTCAAATAATTGGAGAATTACAAGAATCAATAATTAAAATATGTGCAGGGTTAGGTGAATCAATGGTAGAAATTGCAACGAAAAACTTTTCAAATGGCTGGAATGTAAGAAGAATTACGAAAGAAATATTTGATTAAAAAATAGAGGAGGAATTGTAAATGTTCTGTGAAAGATGTGGGGAAGATTTTAACTTAAATATATTAACAGGTGAATGTTATAGATGTGGAGTAGATAAAGATAATGATCCGTTGATAAGCAGTCGTATAAGAAATGTAAGATTATCACCAGACTTAATGGTCAGAGGAAAAATAATAAGTGGAGAAATGAGTGTATACGTTCTTAATAAGGAGGGAGTAGTAGTTGCTAGGGGATGGAAATAATTTCCATTCCTTATCACTAAGACTAGGAGGTACTTTATGAAAATAGCAATTATATATTCGCTGATTATTTTATTTCTGGGGGTGGTTGTATTGTAGGCTAGTAGAGTAGGAAGTTTTGTAAATGATTTTATTTAAGTTTTTATTCGGCAGTATAATATTAAGTTTTCCTCTATCAATATTCTCTTTGCTTATATGCTTAGTGAATATGGGAGGTGAAGAATAATTGTTCATTCAGATGGAGAGTATTTATTTTAAGGAGACTGATTTAACAATTTCAGAGAGATATGAATTTGATGTCAGCTATCAAGACTGGCAAGATTTGTTAACAGAAATAGAGGTAGCAACCATTTAAGTTGCTACCTTGTTCATATAATAATACCAAGCATGACCGTAAGCGTCTTTCTCGTGGTCACTTAGAAACTTATGTTCTTTTGGATATACCACGTATTCCTTATCAGAGGCGCTTTGAACTACTGTAGGAATATTTAATAATTCGCATACATATCTAATTACTCCTATCGTTTGAGAAGTATACATTTCATCCCAAACTAAAGCTTTTGCATGAGAAGGATACAACGTAAATCGCTCGTATACAACGAGATCAGGTTTAGTGCTATATATTAGGTCTGCTACTTCCTTAAAACTTTTATCTATCGATTTAGTTTCGAATTTTTTTGGATCTTTAAATATACATACTCCAGATGTCTCACCTGGATCTATTGCTAAGATTCTCATAGTATCACCCCTTAATAATATTATAAGATATTTCCAAAAGAATTTCAACAAAAACCTTGCATTTCTATCATTTCTATCATATAATATAATTAAGAAGGAAAGATAATAAAACTAATAAAAAGAAAAAGGAGAGATGAAAATGAAAAAGAGAATAATTGAATTAAATGGAAAGGACTTACTAACAGAAGGAAGATTAGATACAATAGTAGAAAGAATAGAAGGTAACAGATTTAAAACTTCACACGCAGCGCTACCAAGAGAAATAGAAATAAGAAAAAGTAAAGACGGAGGAGTAGAAATAGATTTACCAGAAGGAACTAAAAGATTTATATTATTAGACGCATAAACAAAAAGGCCTATACTAAAAAGTATAGGCTCTTTTTATTCTATTATTTGATCTAATAGATTTAATGTCTCACCTCTTTCAATTAGGGTCTCCATTATACTACCAATGTCCTTTACTATAAAGGCACCAAAGACTGCTGCTGCGGCGGGTAAAATGCAGTTATTCTTTTTTAATAAAGTTGCTATACCCTTTTTTCTTTAATTCTTTTGCTAGTTTTTTGGCATTTTTCTTATCTTTAAATGCTCCTACCTGTACTTTATATAGCCCTTTACTGTTGCTTTTATTTTTGTTATTGTTGTTTGTTTTGTATTTTATTCCAAAGTAATCAAGTATACCTTTAGCTATAGCTGTAGCAAATTGACTCTGTTTGTTACGTAGTAACTTAGCGTCTTGTGCATTCGTTATAAACGCCATTTCAGTTAAAGCACTAGGCATTGTTGTTTTTCTCAATACCCAAAATCTAGCTGTTTTGACACCTCTATCACTATTATATAGTCCCGTTTCCTTTATTCTCTTTTGGATACAATTGGCAAGTTTTCTGCCGTTTTTACTCCCTGGGAAGTGGTATGTTTCAAGCCCTTTAGCTGATTTTTTGTCAAAGGCGTTAGTGTGTATAGATACGAATATATCCGCCTTGTTTCTATTTGCTCGTTTAGTTCTCTCTTCCAACGATACTGTTTTGTCGTTTGTCCTAGTGTAGAATACCTTTACACCATGTCTTTCCAGAATATTACCTACCTTTTTAGTTATCGCTAAGGTTATGTCTTTCTCCCTTAAACCATTTCCTAGTGCCCCTGGATCATTACCACCATGTCCAGCATCTAACCATACTTTTTTAGCCATCAATATCCTCTCCCTTCTCTTTTTCTGCTAAAGGATCTACTACAACCTCATAACTACCCGTAGCTCCAATAGCAATTGTTAGTGCATTTATTAAATTTAAAACAAAACCTTGAATACCTGTTCCTTGTCGTGCGAATACAAATACCAGTGTAAGTGCTACAATATATGCATAAACCCTAACTACCCAATCTGAAAATCTTTCTTTTATTAATCCCTTAGTACTCTGTACAATTAAAGCTGTTACCCCAACTAATCCCCAAAAGGTTGCTAATATCTCTGGTGTAATAAAATCATCTATAACCACTTTTTCAAACCTCCTTTATGTTACATAATTTAAAATTAAGAAAAGAGTGCTAATGGCTGCTACAATATAGCCAATGTATTCTTTCCTGTTATCGGTATTAGTAATTATCATCTTTTCTAACTCTACAATTTTTCTATTTGCCTTATTGACATTTTCTCTAAGATTATTGTAATCTCTAATTAACGTTTTGGTTTCCTTCATTTCTAATCTTAATTCTGATATATCTTCTTTTAGTTCATTTAGCATTTCCAACAAGTCTTTGTTTGAATACCATTGTTTTTGTTCCATATAAACACCTAGCCTTTGAGATTATTTTAAATAAAATCCTGATATTACTATACTAAATGAAGAATTAACCTCTCCACCAAACACATTCCAAAATTGACCTTCTCTATTATTGTTATACAAGTAGACTGCATTTGGATAGTCAGAATCTCCAGAGACTGTACCAGTAACAAATTTACTTGTGCCAAATTTCAATCCTGCAACTCTAGTAACATTAACTGCAGTCATTGAAGTAGCATCAAAAGGTAGCCCGCCTATATTCATAATTCCTACAGGTGCTGTTTTTATATCAGTTATATAAAGATATAATGTAAAGTATACTAAGTTGCCTATAGTAATATAACGTCCTTCTTTAGTACCATAGGTAAAACTACCAGCAGTTGTCTGCCCGAACAAATTAGGGGTAAATGTTCCAGTTGTAATTTTAAAATCATCTTTATCTAACTTACCCTTCCCACTGTTTACTACATCTGGAATAGTGATTATTTTATGTGTATCAATCACACTTCCTTCTTTCAATTCAGCCATTTTTTACCTCCTTTATCTTTTTATATAAGTTCCTGATACTACAGTCCTAAAATTGTCTCTTACATCATCTGAAACAATAGATACTCTTCCTGCACCAGTTGTATCATATCTCGTACCAAAAAATCGTATCATTTTAGAACCATTATCAATAACAGCAGAAACATGATTTAATGTACTTTTTCTTATATTTTGAAACCTTCCTATATTTAAACCAGTTCTAAAATCAGATGTAAAAGGTAACCCAGAAATATACAAACCTCCATTCATATTGGTGTCTTTTGTAAGAACCACTACATCAAGAGTTATGATAACTAAATCACCAACAGTTACATAATGGCCCTCTCTTGTACCATACGTGTGACTACCCACAACATTACCTCCCCTGACTGTAGGAGTAAATGTTCCTCTAGTAATAGGGAAGTCTGATTTTAATGCTTTATTCGAGAACGTATTTTGTACATCCACAATACTTGCAATAGGTTCGTTTCCAGTTGGTTTTCTTATAACACTTCCTTTTTTTAATATAGCCATATTGTTTACACCCCTCATTCTTTCATATATAATCCACTAGCAACTAACTCAAAATCAGAGGTTATTGTAGAACTAGGAATAGAAGCAAAGTTACTACCTGTTCTTGGGCTGTTTTTATACAGCCATATTCTGTTTCTACCTGAAACCATAATCCCAGACAGCTGTTCGTACCCACCTGTGTCTATCCCCTTAGGTCTTGCCATTGTAACCCCTGTATTATGCTTAGCTTTAAACGGTAACCCTTCTATAGTCATGTTTCCACTAGTATCAGAACCTTTACTTCTTAACATGATTTGCAAAGTAAAAAATACAAGTCCTGCAAATTCAATATACTCCCCTTCTCTCCTTATATAAGAATGATTTCCTGCTGTTGTAGTTCCAGCTAGTGTAGGGGTGAAGGTTTTTCGGGTAGATAGATAATCAGTCCTATCTAAATACCTATCTAATACCATATCTAAATAAGAAGTGGTTCCTATCTCTTCGACTGAACTTGTTTTTCTAATCACACTTCCTTTTTTTAAAATAGCCATTTATATCCCATCCTCTATAATCTCATCAACTTTAATGACATTTCCATTTATTTCAAATACTTCATTTTCAATTATTTCAGATAGCCTTATATTCCCCATTTTTTCTATTTGAATAACATCATTTCCTTCTATTATTTCTCCATTTATATAAAGCTTATTATCTTTAATCCTTCCAATTAACGCCATTACACCACCTCTATATCTAGAGAATTATTAGTAGAATTATATTTTAATTTATAATCACCTAATTGAATTTCATTGCCTTGTACTGTTTCTGCTACCTCTGCCTTATCTACTATTCCATTATTATTTTTGTCATACACAGACTTTTTCATATCACCATCGCCTGGGTCTCCTTTTGGACCTTGCTCTCCTTGTGGCCCTTGCTCTCCTTGTGGCCCTATCGGTCCTATATCACCTTTGTCGCCTTTATCTCCCTTTTCGCCTTTTAAATTCACATATTGATACTCTGTTTCCCCTTCTAATCTTACACCTAAACTAGTTCCATTCCAGTGAAATTCTAGATTTTTCCCATTAAATTGGTCTGGATTTGCTATCCATCCTTCTATAATTTCATTATTGGCCTTTCTTATAGCTTCATTACCTTCTCTTATTTCTTCATTCCTAATCCTAGTTTCTTCGTTTTTAGCAGCTTCAATTAATACATTAATTAAAGGTCTTTCATCTATGCCTTCTACTATTTCATCCGTTATCATTGTTTCATACATATAAATATCAAATTTCATTGTAGATAAAATCTGTTCACCTTTTACAAATCTTATTTCTGCCTCTACAATACCAGGTTGCATTATACTAGTCGGATATAATACTTCATACTTTCCTTTTGCAAGATCTACTTCATTTGCCAAAACAAAATATACCTGTCCATCTTTTGGAGTAGCATAAAATTCACATTCTATACCAGTCGTATCTATTTCAGCATTATTATGAAGAAGTTGAATTAATAGTCCTCTAGTTTTATAATCTCCCTGTTTGCCGATAATAGGCTCTATTTCACCAATTCTATCATTTATATTAAACCTTATCTCCTGTAGTCCTAAGTCTTTTAATTCCAAGTTATCACCTCCGAATTATAAATATTTTTCTAAATCTACGCTGTCTTTTAATTTTATTTTATTATCTTCTACTCTAAATTGATTAATATTATCTAGTACGTAGTTATCTAATTCAACTACTATAAAATCATATATAACGCTAAAATCTTTTTCATCTTCACCAAAATAACCCATATCAGTTATTCCTGTTGTAAAAGCTTTTATTTCCCCAGTTCTCTTGCTATAAAATAAAGTCATTTTTTCGTCAGTCATTGTACCCCTCCTAACTCTAAGCTGTAATTATCATAATCCCTGCAACCGGACCAAATCTCCTGCTATCATTTTTCCAATTATAGTTAGTTTTATAGCCCATAACTGGAACCTCCCATTGGTTATTTCTAAATCTTGGATTTTTCCCCGGCGCTTGTGTGAGAGCTATCCTGTGAATAGCCGCCTCGTTTGAACTAGCTTGCATTGAGTCAGATATAGACAATGCAGCAGTCCATTTTTTATTATTGAATTCTGGTCCTATAGGTATCCATTGTGTGGACGGTGCTTGCCCATCTTCACCAGCAGAAAATTTTATAATTTTAGTCATGTGGTGGTATTCTAGCTCTAAATTTGCATCGTATCTGTATAAACCTTTAGCGTTGATTTCCGTATATGAGCCGTCACTGTGTATATATTTTGATTTTTTATTGTCATGCTCTACTATATCCCCAGTACCACCACCAAATCGAAACACATCATCATCTAAATCCATGTAGAGATTACCGGTTGGCGTTGAAATTATGCCTGTCTTTAAAAGACTTGCATTTAGTGTACCAGCAACAATCATATCAGCAATAAAACCATCTCCATCACCAAACGTTCTCCAATCAAATTCCCCATTAGGTTTTCGTCTATTTGCTATCCTAAAAGCCCCACCTAGTAACTGTATAGCCATAGTTGGATTTTGGTCTATAGGCTTATTGTAGGTTGTCAATCCCTTTCCATCTTCGCTAAGGTATACATAGCCTCCTTGAGAGTTAAGGCGCTTATTCATTTCATCAATTAAATTTTCTAAATATTGTGCGTTAATATTACCATCTTCACCTATAATCTGGCTTCTATCCCAGATTCCCTGTTTGCCCCTAAATTGATCTATAAACTCCCATTGATCTTTTATAGAACTGGTTATGTCATCTATAAAATTCCCTAATACTATTTCATCGTTGGTAGGATTAAGTAAATCTTGTTTGTGCGCAATAACGCGCGCCTTTAACCTAAGTTCAGGAGAAAACTCTTTGTCTATAACTGTTACTACATCTCCTAACCCTACCCCTTCATGCTTTTTCCCTTCAATTTCCTTCAAGTCAATAACTCGCCCCTCGTAGGTAATAAAGGGTTTACTTCTTTGTTTATACTCTTCCCATGTTGCCTCTAGTAACTCTTCAGGATCTTCAATTTCATCAAACTCCACTTTACCAAACACATGAGACTTTGTTCCATCTGGGTTGTTTCTACCCCATATGTTTTTGTTGTTCTCCAATCCTACCCATTTTTGTCCCTTAGGCTTATCTACAGGGTCTCCTTTTTCTTTTCGCCACTCAATATTAGCAAAGTCAATTCTCCTACCATAACCATCAGTTTCTTCTATGTGTTCACCTTTCCCATATCCATATAGAGCGGTTATAACATCATCCTCTTGTACTGTTTTTTTAATAGAATATATATCTTTCCCGTACACATATCTTTTCCCTGTATCAAAACCTCTAAGTGCAAGTAGATCTACGTACCTTCTGGTAATTTTGTTTTCTGTGACTTTTACTCTAGTTTTTATTTCTCCTCCCCAAGCTCTAGCAACTTCATGTACTGCCTCTTTTGCGCTGATATGATAGAAATTGGCGGAACTGATGCCTAAGTTATCTACCCTACCAACTTCCCATCTAGTAGGTGCTAAAGCTATGGTAAGGGCTATATCTGCAGTCGTTTTATATGGTCTTTTATCATCAATATAGTCGCCAAAAGTTTCATAAAAAGCGGACTCACAATACACTTCTATTAAAAACTCTTCGGTGTCATGGATCTCTTCTATCCTTTGTATAATAAACTCCTTCCAGTCACCTAGCCGGTCTTTGTATACTACCCTTCCCTTTTTTTCTAATTTATCAGCATTTTGGTTTTTAGCATCTATGGTGAAGGTAAGTACATCTTTCCCATTTAATTCTTCTTCGTGTTCTGCAGTTATAAGGTTTTGTAGATTACACACATATCTTTCATCTCTATCGAATACTTTTAGATGCATTATAACCACCTCTCTCTAAAAACCAATTCCCCAGAACCACCAACAATAGACAGGGTATTCTCTCCCACGTCTAAGGAGAAAAAATCACTCTCCAATATAAGGTCATCCATAACAGAATAGCCGTTCCTTGTAACATATTCATTTATAAAATCAATAGTAAAGATATCTCCTACTTCATAGTGATTAGTAAAACTAATAAATTCACCTGTTTTTCGATTAGTAACGCCAACCCTATAAGTTTCTAACTCCATTGTTAGTATTCCTCTTGTTTTGTGTGTTCCATTATTATAGAATGTATAAACTCCTTGCCCTATTGGGATTGTAACTTTTTTACCAAACTTAATTGGATCAGGAATTAAGAAAACTAGTGTTGCTGTTCCATAAAGATAAAACTCTCTTAATTGAGTATTCCCTTCTAATATAGCCAGATAATATTTATCAGGCTCGTCTGTAAAGATCAACTTCCCAGGCTCATTAGTTGCAAGTATATAAGCCAGTTGATTCACTAGCCTCCTGAAGTGATTCCTATTGTTTCCTTTAATCTCTATATCAACCTCGATAAAGCTTTCTTCGAATGTTCTCCCTGACACAATACTACCTGCTCTCCCGGGTATAGGTTGTCTTAATACTGTGTGTGATGGCAATATGTTTCTGCGTATATCTAGTATATTGAAATATTTTTTTAAATTAACTCCTTTGTAATACATGTATTACCTACCACCCCTCATTGCTTCAATTTCTAACCTTCTTAATTCTCTTGCAACTTTTTTAATATCCCCTTCTTCTCTTATATAAAAGTTGTTTCCAGTAATAACCGTATCCTTTGCTATAGTTTTTTGTTGTTCAGGTACTTCTTGTATTACAGGTCTTATTCCGCCTTTGCTTATAGTTGCTCCTATACTTGATGTTTCTAAATCAACTGTAGCCTTCATCTGTTTAGTTAATCCAGTTAATTCTTTGTCAACATCTCTATTTAATTCTGGCATTCCTTCTTCTATACCTACTCCTATACCTAACGTTAAGTTTCTCCCTATTTCATCTTCCATTACTTTAGAAGGAGATTTAATTTTAAATATACCTTTAATTCCATCAGTAATAGACTTGGCAAAACCTTTAATCTTACTTAATATCCAACCGGTAACATCGTTAATACCGTTCCAAATACCTTTTACCATATTCTTACCCCATTGAGGAGCTTTTTTAAAAGCATTGATAATAGCCTTGCCTGCATTAGTCGCTAAATTCCTTGCTGCTGTTGCTACTCTACCAGCCGCACCTCTAACGCCTGATGTTAAATTAGTTACCATATTTCGACCCCAGGAACCTGAACCTTTAAATATATTTTTGATAGCCTCTCCTGCTGCACTTGCTACCTTCCTTGCTGCACCTGCTGCATTTCCAGTCATAGAAATAATACCATCTTTGAGCCATACTATAACATTCTTACCTAAATTCCACCAATTGTATAAAGTTATAACATTTACAATGGCCATAATTATTTGTGGTATATTCGCTACTAAAGTAGGGATAGATTGAATTAATCCTTTTATTAACATTAATATTATTTCTACTCCAGCCCTTAATATCTTTGGTAGATTATCATATATAGCATCTGCAAAATCATTTATGATCCTAGGTACCTCTGCTATTAATTTTGGTAAATTAGTCACTATTCCTTCTATCAAAGCTATTATAATTTGAATGCCAGCATCTATTATTAAATCGATATTATCGATTATCGTATCAGCTATATCAATAACTAGATCTATAGCTAAGGTGATTAAATCAGGTAACATCTCGACTATACCTTCTATAATTGCTATAATTATTTGTATCCCTGCGTCTAAAATTAACGGTAAATTTTCTACTATTGCTTCCATTAACATCGAAGCACCAGTTTGTACTGATTCAATTATCTGAGGCATTCCTTCTACTAAACCTTGTAGTATATTAGCAACTAGTTCTATACCTGTTGCCATAAATGCTGGATATATTTCTACAAAAGATTCTATAACTCCCTGTAACATTGTCACCATAGATGTAGAAATTTCTCCCATATTAGATCTAATACCTTCTAGGAAAGATAGTATAATTCTTTTTCCCATATCTAACATCTTAGGAGCGAAGCTTGCTGCTTTCTGTAAGGCGTCTGTTAATACAGAACCTACTTCATCGGCTAGTCCCATAAAACCACTTTCATCGAAAGCGTCTACTAATCTTCCTACAGCTATTCCAGCGTCTTTTGCTACTTCTTGTAATGGTGCTTTTAATTCGTCATAGATTTTAATACCTAAAGTTTCCATTACAGAGCCTAATAACCTTAATTGTCCTTCTAAGTTATCTAATTGTATTTCTGCTACTTCCTTAGCGAATGATTCCGTAGACTCTGCTACTTTCTCTAACTCGCCCTGGAAATCTGCTATCGTATCTGCTCCGGCATCAAGCAACGCTAGCATTGCTGCTGAAGAAGAAGTACCAGCTATCTGAGAAACTATTGCGGCTCTTTGAGCATCATCCCAATCCTTTGTCGCTTCATCTATTTCTCTAATTATTTGTTCTAATGGTTTTATTTTACCAGTTGCATTATCTACTGCTGAAATTCCTAATTGATCTAAGGCTTCTGCTGCTTCTTTTGGCGGATCTATCAATCTTAATAGCATCTGTCTAAGTGCTGTACCTGCTTGAGATCCTTGAATACCAGCGTCACCTAGTATTCCTGCAGCTGTTGCTGTTTCCTCAAGAGACCATCCAGCTGATTTAGCTACTGGACCTACGTACTTCATTGTCTCTCCTAATGATTCTAGGGAGGTGTTAGAACTAGTAAATGTCTTAGTTAGTACGTCTGCTACATCTCCTGTCTTTGCTGCTTCTATTCCAAAAGCGCTTAAGATGTTTGACGTTATGTCTGCAGTAGTAGCCAGATCTGTTTGTCCTGCAGCCGCCATATCTAATAGACCAGGCATTGCTGCTACTATTTCATTAGTTTTATAACCCGCCATCGCTAAGTAACCCATTCCTTCAGCTGCCTCAGAAGCACTAAAGACAGTATCCCTACCTAATTTCATTGCTGTATCTCTAAGCAATTGGAATTCTTTATCCGTAGCTCCTGATAACGCTTTTACCCTGGACATACTTGTATCGAATTGTGCACCGGTTTTTATTGAGGCTAATCCCATAGCTCCTACAGCTCCTGCAGCTACTTTCATTGAGGTATTAACTGCAGACATAGAACCTGTTGCAATAGATCTAAGCTTACTCATTCCCCTCTGGAAACCTGTATTATTTATCTTGGTATCAAATATCAGACGACCATCAGCCATAAACTTTCACCACCTTTTCTATGGAGTTATTTGAAAGTTATATGGCTCTGCTGGCTCCTTTCAATAACTATTTCTATAATCTCCTTACATCTTTTACATTTAATAAACAAACCCTTACTATTTGCTTCTTTCTCATATTTTAAAATCTTCTTATTACATAACGGGCATCTATACCATTTCTGTTTCATTATAACAACCCTCCTAACACATTGTGGAATTCTGCTTCTTTATCTTCTTCTGTTCTATTGTCTGGTAAACCATGTATTCTTTTCATTTCCCTATAGAACTTCTTTTGTTCCTTGGTCATATCTGAAGTAATCTTTACTGTTCTGTAAAATAATACTTTACTGAATTTTGACTCTTCGCTAAGACCTCTTAATAAAGCTTTAAACTTCCACCAGTGCATATACTCGATTGAATTTAGATCTATATTGTATTGAGTTAGGAAAGCCGCGTAAATTAAATCTGCATCGTAATTGAAATCATATATAGGTTTTGGAGTAATGTAATCACCTTCATATTCAGTTGTTTCTTGCTTAGTGATTTCTTCTCCGCCTCTATACATCCATAATATAGCATCGACTGCTTTCTGTAGATTATTTATCTTTTGATCACCGTAGAACATCTGAAGCATAATATATAGCTTCTCCACTTCAGTTAAATCGGAGTCATTCATAATTAATTCTAACCTTATATAACTCCTAAAGTTCGAACTTATATTATAGTCAACTCCGTCAATTTCTACTGAAGTAGGTAAGTCATCTATAAGAATATTCATATACTAAAACTTCTTAGTATAATTCTTTAGTCTCTTCATTCTGTCTTCAGATATTCTCTCGGCTAAGAATTCAATTAAACTTAGTAAATCAAAAAGACTTACCCTTCTATCTTTGAATATTTTCTTTGTTGCTCCTTCTCCCAGAATTGTATCTACAAATTCTACACAATAGCCTATTACCTCTTCAAGAGCTTCTATTCCTTCTTTTTGTCCTTTGTCCGCTAGTTCTATTGCTTCTTTTGCAAATCTATCAATTTCTCTTATCATTTGTACATCGGAAGAATCTACATAGAAAACTTCTCCAGCGATATCTAATTTTAGTTTATCCCCATTATTAAAATTAAACGTATTCTTTACCATATTATATCAACTCCTCTCCTGCTTCATGGAATTCACAAGATACTTTAAACTCATCTTCTGAAGTAGCATATCCTTCTACTGGTTCTCCTTTAACATTAAATGTTCCAGAGTATTTATAGAACTCAGTTCCATCTCCTCCAGATTCTGGTATTACAGAGAAGTCTCTTTTTACTGCTTTAAAGCCGCCTTCAACTTCTTCCGTAAAGTCTACCGACAATAATGCTACCACTGCATCATCTCCAAGTTTTTCATTTTCGATTATGTCAACCATTATTTCGTGCACCGGATCATTCTTTCTTTGATCCATTTCAAAATCTAATGATCTAGAAATTGCTACTACGTCAGTTGTCTCAAATGATTCATCTACATACTGTCGGGAATATTCTTCTGGGTTAAAGTTAGTCGTTAATGCACTAAACCCTTTCATCCTATGATATTCATTTTCTCCTACTTTCAAGTAAGTTACCTTATCGGCTCTCCTTACAAATTTAGGAGTTAACTTATCCATATTACACATCCTCCTTATTCTTCATAATATACTAATCTTGCTTGTATTTGATACCTAGCTGTATCAGCTGTAGCACCAAACATATAACCTGAAGAAACAGTTTCTACTCTTACAGGCGTCTGGTTATCGCTAAGCCTTGGCAGATTGCCTTCCTCAGACATCCTATCAAACCACTTGCTAATATTTTCATATACGCCCGAATTTTCTATATTCTGCGCATAGTCCGGGCCATAGAATTCTCTAGATCCAAACACAAAAGAAAATTGTTTAAGCTTGCTACCATCGATATACTCTCTTATTATTGGAGTATTCGGAACACCGTCAATAGTATAAGCTGTAGCTTCATTACCTAAATAATCTACATTCAATGGAGCCATATCTTTAAGGTAAGGACATTGTAACATATAATCTCTTATGCTTTCTAATATCATTTTACCTCACCCTTCCCTCCTGCTACTTTAGCTGCTCCGTCTAATATTGTTCTTAATTTATCAGCTTTCATTCTCTCAAACCAATAAGCTCCTCTCATAGGTGCACCTTGAAAATTGTACTGTGGATTATAGTACAATCGTCTTGCATAAGGTGTTTTGTACATTACTTTCCCTGATCCTATATTTGTATGTCTAGTACCAGATCCTTCTAGTACTCCTTTTCTAAAAGGTACGTAAGGGCTAGATTGTAATAATACTTCAGAGTCTATAAACTTCTGTGTTTTTCCTCCTACTTCTAATCCTCTTGCTGCTATTAGTAATTGAGTTTTCTTAACTTTCATCTTCATATCAAAAGACATATTATCCATTTTAGCTATCACCTACCTCGTAATGTTGCATGTGATAACTTCCAAAGAGTTTTTCATCTACTTTAGTTAGTGTAAAAGCTTCTACCTCTTTATCTAATTCTTTTATGTCATAAATCTTATTTCCTTTTATTACTCTATCTCCTGGAGCTATAGTAAAGTAATTCTTTCTCAGGTCGTCGCTAAGCCTTTTAAATTTAATTGGCTCAATATATTCTTTATCTACATAATTTAATATAGTTCTAGGAATTATAATCTTTATACTATCAGCGTTTTCTAATCCGCTTGCAACCGTATTAGCTATTTTAGCTCCTTCCCAATACACCGCTGGAATAATTACTGGCTGGTATTTCTCTGCTCTAGTACTTTTGTCAAAGTATTTATTGTATAAAACTATTTGCTCATTAGTTAGCATTTTCCTACGCCCCTATACATTAACCCTGTAGTTGCCAGCCATTTTCTTACTATTCTGTATTCTTCAGACTGTTTATCTGACGTATTAGTCGCGTTTTTATTATTATTATTACCACTATAATGTATTGTATGAGAAGCAACGGTTTCCGAAGCTATATCCTTTCCTCCAGATAGTTCTAATTTGAAAGCTCTTTCTGTTAATTCACATATAGCGTATTTAGCTTCTATAGGGATTTCTTCTTTTCCCTTTAATCTTCCAAGTGTGTGTAGGTCTAGATATGCTTGTGCTCCTATTGAGTGTTTATTGAATATTGGTTCTGCTAGCTTTCCCATATATTCATCTTTATAAAACTCATAATCTACATATCTTTTCATCTCACCACCTACCTTCTTTATTAGAATAGGGAGGTATTAAACCTCTCCATTCTTTACTTAGTTGACTTAGCCTTCTACTCCACCGCCTGTTTCCTCCACTTTTACTTTTATTGCTTTTGATTCATCGTACAAGTAAACTCCGTAGTGTTGGTCTGCAGTGAAGAAAGTAATTTTCTTAATGATATCTCTATCATCTTCTACCATTACTCTTCTCTTCATGAAGATCTTTAATGCGCCTGGTTTCACTAAGAAACCTTCTCCTTCTTTAAGCTTTCTAGATCTTACTACTTGAGCACCTAATACTCCTCCGTAAGTTCCAGTTATTAATATTTGATCTCCTAAGTCAGTTGGTCTTTCCCATTCGTCTGCCATAGCTTTTCTTAATTTGGAAGCGTCTTTTGGATGTAAGAATAACACCATAGTTTCATCTTCCTCATCATTGAAAATGTCTTGCGCATCGGATATTGTATCTGCATCCCATTTAGTTCCAGAGAACTCTAATGGAGTTGTATCTAATGCTTCTAATGAATCATTGTCTATTTTATTTGCTATAGACATTAACATTTGTTTTTCTGCCTCACCTACTGGATCACCTAGTCCAGATAAGATAGCCTCGTCAGTTATCTCAACTCCGATTCCAGCTTTCTTAATAGTGAAAGTCTCTGAATCAGTAGTTAACTTAGCCATCTCGATTGGTTCACCTTCTGCAACATCCTTTGCATCTCCAATGTACTTAAACTTTGGTACTGTCAAAGTAGTTCCAGGTCTTCCTTCTAAAGTTGTGTCAATGGAAGCGATTGGTGAAAACCTTATTGCATCTTCTAATTCTGCTGATATCATATCTGCCATAACCTCTGGATCAATCATATCCTGCATTTTAGTTAAGTTGTCTCCTGCTGGTGCTCCCCCAGCGAAAAATTGTAAATCCATAATTATCTTTCCCCTTTCATTAATTCATTATATAAGTTTTCATCTTCACTCTTCAATTTTACCCTATCGAAGTAACCCATATTATTGAATTCTTCTACAGTTATTTCTGTAGATCTAGTATTACCACTTGGTCCAGAAAACTTTGGTTTTGACTCAGATTCTTGCTCTTCCTCTTTGAACCAGTAAGGCTTGCTTTCTTTTACCTCATCCATTATTTGGTCTAAGTTTACAAACTTCCCATCTTTATAAACTACATCATCTTTATCTATAAACAATAGTAAATCATTTACGTCATGTGGTTGATATTCTTTTAAAGCTTCTTTTAGGTTGTAGTTATATTCTAGCTCTTCTCTTTCTTTCTTTGCTGCTTCAAATTTTTCTTTATATTCTTTTACTTGCTTCTGAACTTCCTCAATATCAAGGCCTTCTTTTTCGAATTCGGATATTTGTTCATTAGCGTCTTCAACCTGCTTCGCTAAGGACTCAATTTCTTCATCCTTCTTAGCGATGTCTGCTTTAAACCCTTCTATTCCTTTACCATGTGCTTTCATAATTTTATCGATTTGCTCTTTTTCTAAACCCATTTCTTCAAGCATTTTTCTGTTTAACATATTATACACTCCTCCTTATTCTACGCTTTTATACGTGGTTGCATCACGTCATAAGATTTTCATATTGTGTATGAAGTCCAGCTTTCTTACTGAATGCTTCATATTTTCTTCTTTGTTCTCTCAACCTCATTTTCTCTACTGCTAAATTTTTGTCATCATTTACTGCTGAGAATACTTTCTGCTTTCGGATAGTTTGTCTCATTTGCCTTTCCATGGTTCTTTGAATCTGAGTACATTCATAATAGCTTCTTTCTTTACCCAAGTGTTCAATAGGGTCTGGCTCTGGTGGTATATGGATTGGACTTGAAATTCCTTCAAAGTATGGGTACCAATCATGTCTACAATTAGCACCTTTAAATCCTTCTACATCACCATAACCTATATCATCAACGGATAAATATCCGCGTTGACCACTTCTACTAACTACTTGACCTTGCCATATTGAATGAGACGGTCTCGCTCCTAAGTGAGCTGATATCATCATTAAATCTTGACCCATTGCATCTGCATTCATTTCTGACATCTTACCTGTTACTTGTGATAAAGTAGTTAGGATATTAGATCTAACTGCTGCTTCAATAGAAATTCTTCTACCTGATTCATAATGCATAAATCTAATACCTTCATTTCCTAATTGTCTTAGTGCTCTTGCTATTGCGGTATTATAATCAAATAAACCACTGCTAACACTAAGTAGTGATTCATCTATTACCGATTGGACAAAATGATCAATGGGCTTATACACTCCTTGGTGTACTGTACCAGTATTCTTAGTTAAGTTTTTAAATTCACCTAAAGTCCTTTCAGCGTAGATTTGCATTTGTTTGATCACTTGTGGATTATCTAAAGTCTTTCCACCTTGCCTATATAAGAATGCATCATTGTCATAAGCTTCTTGTATACCTTCATTTATTAGTTCTTGCATATCTGAGGTAACAACTTCTAGTTCTTTTTCTAGTGCTCTTTGTATATCATCTACCTTATATCCTATTCTAATCATTAACTCAAGGTCGTAATCCGGTACTACACCTCTTTTAATCTGTTTGGCTATCTTCTGGATCGTCTGATCTTCTACTGTCCTGATCTTCTTTGTCATCGCCTCTGACATCTCTTGCAAATACTCTGGTGTTAACATTATCATCCACCTCCATAGTATCTTGAGGCATCATTTCTTTTGCTTGTTCTTCTGTGATTCCATATCTTCTCTTCAAGTACTCTTCTTTAGATATAATACCCGCAGAAACCTCTTGAAGTAATATAGTTTGTTCTGTTTCAGAATCTACTACTATAGAATCATCAAATTCAAAAGAAATCTCAGGTTCTTCTGTAGTACCTAATCCTAATTTATACAAGTGATCATATACAATTAATATATCTACTAAATCTGTAAGCGTCTTCTCTAAGGACTTTTGCATATCTCTTACTGTAGAGAATGACCTTTGCTTACTAGATTTAATCTCTGTAGCTGTTTTATCTACCATTTGTACATCGGATAGCGTTCCATAAGCTAATCCGCAGTTAAACTCAATTCTCTGAAGTAATTTATTTAATCCATTATAGAATGACTCATCCCTTATATCTGGACTATATACTTCGTAAAAACCATCTTCTCCTGAATCCATCTTTACATATAATCTATTACATCCATGAGCTATCTGCTGGTTTTCATCTAACATATTTATGTCTACATGAACTGCCAATTCTGACCCTTGATATTCCCAAAGAATTCTACTATATTGTTTGTCTGCTTCTTCCATCAAATGCATTGCTTTAGAAAACACGCTTACACCTAATGGCGATTTGGGATCTATTATATTAGCGTTTGGAATACGGTAATATGCAAATAGAGGTTTTTCTATATTCTCTAATGTTACGACTTCTTTTAAATGACTCCATTCTGGAATTACATCTAGCGGTACTTCAAATCCTGAAATAGCATCGTAACTTTCATATGCTCTATTTTCTATAGTGTAAAGACCATTCACATCTAATGTATGTGTTTCTAGTCTTATCAAAGTTCTATTATCTACTTGTCTCCTATCTATAAACATTCCAGATAATAAATCTTCATCTAGCGGTATAAAATCTAATGCAGAAATAAACTCTACTTTTAATTCATCTCTACCATTTATATAAGGCTTTAAAACTATACCACCTAAAGCTGCTGCATATTCTATATGTTCTCTTAGTTTGTCTATTACTTCTTTTCGATATATTTTATTAAGTTCTTCTTCATTAACTATTTCTGACTCCATTTCTAAAGTAGTTAGTCTAGCTAATTCTGAAGCTATTGACGCACCAAGTCCCATAGATTTAACTGTATCGCTAAGCCAATTGGGTTTACCTTTATAGACATTATTCCATTTCTGTATTTCAGTTCTCATTTTATCTTTAGTTGGTAATATTTGTTTATGTCCGCCTAACAATTTGTCCACCGCCTTTCCTATATATTTAAGCATTTCTCATCAACCTCCTTGCGTCTCTTTCTATTGCGTATTCCATAGCGTCAAGGGTATCTATGTCGGTAGTTCCATCATCTAATCTTTCATCTTCTTTATCTTCATCCCATACAGCTTCTTCCAAAGCTTCTTTTACTGTTCTAGCTTCGTCTGTCCAATAAAATTTATCTCTAGAAATCAAACTTGCTACTAAATGGATCCTATCATTAATTGGTAATTTCTTAGAACCACGTATTACTATTCTATCTTCTTTAGATTTCATTCCTCTTATTAAAACTTGCTCAGCACTATCAGGGTATGCCACACTAAGCATTGGAAACTCTTTCATTACCATTGTTACAAAGTAAGTGAATTCATTAAATAATTGTTCTGGTGTTAATGTAGCTTTTAACTTCTGTGAATATAATGCTACTACTCCTTCATAGTTTCCTATAATACCCATAGCGACAAAAGTATGATTTGCTTTATTTCCTCCAAAGTCTACTCCTATTTTAACATCTGTAACTTTTGGTTTTATGTCTTCAATAGTTGTTTTATACTTATCTGGATCATCTGCAAACATTCTATATATTATACCTTCAGCTCTAGCCCATCTACCTAGAATATATCTATCAAAGTATACAGTACCTTCATACTCTTTCTCTAACTCCTTAATGAAGTTGTCGCTAAGAAAATCATTATCGTAAATAGTAAAAGGTAAATGATAAATATCTGCGTCTGAATCAAGGAACTCTTTAAACCAATGTTTAGGTCCTTCGGGGTTACATGTACCATCAAATTTACTTGTAGGTCTATCTAATCTTGATTTTAACATTTCAAATACATTTTGTGACCAAGTTGTAACCTCATCTCCATATGCATAAGATATTCCCATACCTTGTATTTTCTCTACTTGATTCTTTTTGTCTGCACCTAATGCATAACATTGTCTACCAAATAAATTAATAGTATTATTAGAAGAAATATTTCCTACTAAACCATTACCCCAAATTCTTCTGAGCGGCGTAATAACGTTTCTCTCAATGGTTGATTGCGTATGTCCTAGTAATACTATTTCTCCTGTTGGATCTGCTTCTCTAATTCTTTTCGGTATGACATAATAATCCATATATGTCTTTCCTGACCTTGTAGCTCCTGTTTTGACATTCCATCTAGAATTAGCATTCTGCCAGAATTCCATTTGTTTGTCAGTAAAGAACTTAGTCACTAAGCACCACCGACTTCTTTATCTATAGCATTTAGAATAGAATCTAATTTTTCTAATGCCTCTTCATCACCTTTCTCTTTTAGTTCTTGAAGATTCATTCTTCTTTGTTGAACTTCTATACGTTTCATCTTTAACTCTTTGTCAAAGTCTGATTCATCTAAACCAAATCTCTTAGCTAATTCTCTTAATGCTCCTAATCTATCTACCATTTGTATGTCTACTCCCATTGGAGAAGGTCTAACAGCTTGAATGATTGTCCCATCAGCATCCTCTTTCAATTTCACTAAGTTATTTTGGACTTCAATTATATCAAATATATCTGCGAACGCTATATCGATGTATTTACGAATAACCGCTTGAGCGTCGAATAATAGTTGGTCTTCTATTTCCTCTTGTATACTCTCAATATAATGACGTATTTCAGGTCTATTCATTAACTTCCTGCTCTCAACATTAGCATTCTTAGGTGAACAGTTAGGATACGCCTTTCTATAGGCTTTTGATTGGTTATAATATTGTATATAATATAAACAGAATAGTCTTTGTCTCTCTGTAAGAGGTCTAGTCTTTAAATGATACTCCCTATCATCATCCCAATTACCTTCTTTAGCCTTTCTCACTAAGTAGTGGTAATTGATATCATGTCTCCTAGCAAATTCTCTTACTGAAACATTTTCTCCTCTATTTATATATAGCTCTTTTATTTCCTCCCAATTATATTTCATCTGAACACCTCCTCCGTACATATTAATTATATGATAGATTTGTCAAAATTGCAAGGGGAAAATGCAATTATCTACGCTTTTATCGAAATTTCATAGAAAAACACGTTATTTAGATAATTCTTTCAGTAAAACTGATATCGAAGTAATTACTGAAAGAAAACAGAAGCACTTGATTTCAATGGTTAGCTGATTTCACCCAAGTTCAAAAACAGGTAGTTACCTTTATATATAAATATACCTTAAATTATCTATGAATTTATCGAATGAATTATCTATTTATATATTTTCTATCTTTTCTATCTATATTTATATATTTCTATCTTTCTATCTATTATTATTATTATTATTATTATTATTATTATTATTTTATATATTTATATATATTTATATATTTATATTTATATATATATATATAGACTGTTTAATAAATATGTTGTGATTTACATTCATCCCTTTACTAATAAATAAAATATCTGCATTAACAAAACACATCCACATTAAACAAACAAACAAACAAACAAACAAACATATAAATATATATATATATATATA